CACGAAATACATAACCCATTTTTGTATATATGATTGCCATGTTCTGACTTATCACAGTTAGGACATTTTATTTGTTTGAAAGCATTTCCTCGCCATTTCATTATATCTGCTTTTGCTTATGTTTTTTCAATTACCTTTTATTATTTTAACATATTTGGTTTCTAATCTTTCTTTTTTAGCCAATAAATGATTTATCTCAATCTCTGTATCCTTTACATCATTGACTATCTTACATAGTTTTTCATGTTTAATCTTATTGTATGTAAGAAAAGGGCTTAACCATTCCGGGCCTTCTGTCGTCCTCGTTATTCTTTCCCCCGATATGGCCATAGTTACCGTATCTTCCACTTTAATCTTTTTATCAAGAATATCCCGGATATACTTCCTCACTTCTTTACAATCATTAAACCATTCGCCTATGGCACGATAATCTGCTAATGTATTATGTATCTTTAATTCGTGAGCCATTGTTCCTTTGACTGTTCCAATAATCACCAACCCATGTGGGTTACCTGTCTGCATTTGTTTTTTTCTTTCCAAAAGGCCATTGGCTGTGTAGCCTATCTTTATTTTATCTAATGACTGCATAAAATATATCATTATATCTATCTTTACTTAATATGCTTTTCCAAATACCAATGCACCAGGGCCGCAAGCACAATACAACCAAACAAGATTAACAAAGTACCTATCATTCCTATATAGGACACTTATCCCCTCTTATTTCACCATTGCTGGTCTTTTTTATGTTGTCTCCTGTCTCGGTTCGCATTTTTCCGTGTTTGGCTACAGCTTGCAGGTGTTCGCTTATTATGTCGGGTTCCGTTTCTTTATCCGCCATCTTTTGCCAAAACTCCATACACTTCGTATGGAACAACTCCGCCCCGTCTTTCTTGAAATTCATGCACAATGAAAACATACTCCTGACATCTTCATCCGTCATTTCACCCGAATCATCAATCTGGTCCAATACAGGCACATGATAATCTTTAACGTATTTTTTAAAATGTTCCCTGGCTTCCGTAATAGAAGGAAGATAGTTGGGGCGCAGCGTTTGTATGAAATCCTGCCATCCAGCATCCAGTGCCTGCGGCTGAAAGGTACGCAAGCCTTCAACCCACTGCTTTATTTGTATGGTCTGGAGCCGTATTCTGCCGTTATTAAGCGCTTTTAGGTAATTATTGAACTCTTCTATGTATTTGCCCTGGATGTGGCCGGAGTAAGCCATTTTTTCATCGTTCGTCATTTTACTGAATGGTTTATTATAATCAGATACCATCACTATAATCTATCTTTATATCCCCTACCGGTCCAGTAGCTATGCCGTACAATCTTATCCAGCCGTCAAGTACACCCTGAATCTTATCATCAAGTTCCCGAACCACAGCGGTAAGATCGTCAATGTATATTTTCTTTATTTCGCAATCAGGGATATTCTCCAATAACGATAACCAGCTTTTCAGTACATTGGGATTAGACGGTGGCCTGTTGTATTTAGCCCATTTAGGCAAATAAACAACATTATAATCCTCATCAAAGATAAGCATATTGCGATCCTTGAGTTCCTGCATGGCATTTATAAACTTATCTACGGGCCAGCGCAGATGATCCAGGCACGCCCCGGACCCAACACTATAAAACCCTGGAAGGGGCGTCTTAATAGGCCCGCACAAGAAGAACAACCATAATAGTTGCCCATTTTGTGTCAATGACTTAAAATCAGCAGATACCCATGTCCTGACCGATACTTCGTAATATCTCATTCCTGAATTTTAGCCTTTAGCTTATTGATTGTTTCGTCAGCTGCTTCTGATGTATGACTCTCCACACTAATAGCCAACCAGGTATCAACCGCCGTTTTAACATCTTTACAAGCCGGATGTAGTGAGAGTTCAATCATCTCTTCCCGCTGTTCATCCGTCATTGCGGTTATTGGGGCTGGGCCAGGGATAGGAACACTGTCGCTTTCAAGTAACTTGGCCTTGCTGACAGTATAAGCATCTACATTCTTTTCTTCTTTAGGTGCTTGGTTCTTCTTGGCCTGGGCCATCTTCTCCTTGAGTGCCTGGGCCTTGTCCGCTGTCTTGTCCTTCAACATCTGGTCTTGCTTGTCATCACTGCTCTTAATAGGGGCGGCTTCCGCTTGTTGCATCTCATCGGTAGAGTATATTCCCGACAGATCGTTAGGAAAGGCCTTGCGTAAGGCCAGTGCTTCCGCGCATTTCCCCAACATCAGATAGGGCATTTTATTCCACATAAAAGCCTCTTTTCCCTGTGGACAATAAGCGTTCCATAGGGCCGTTGCGGCAAACCCTACCCTAATACCATCAACTATCTTGTGTACTGTTGATGTTGCCGTTGTGGGAAGTTCGCCCATCATTTCATACATCGTTTTGGTGTCGTTATAGATGTAATCATCATTGCCGGCATATTTCCCGGTGCGCTCTGCAATGGCGCGCAAACCATCTATTCCGGCCTGGATCGTTGCCCTACCACCACGTTTGATAAAATGAATCTGCCTGCTCAAAGGATCAAGACCGGTTCGGGTGCATTGATACAAAAACAATTTTAACTCATTATCTGTGGCTCCCTGGGCTACATTTTCTTTTATAGTTTCGATCTCGTTCTGTGAAAACTCGAAATCCTGAACCATTACACTTGTGTTGTTTGCCATAGTAATCTCCTATATTGATCTTATCTTGAAAGGCCTACTTACACTCTTGTAAGTATATTTGTCGTACAACTCTGGGTTCTCGCTCTTTAATGCTGTAGTCTTGAACCGGGTGGATTCTATCGGCTTGTAATACAGGCGATAACCATTACAATCCACCAGCACCCGATCACCTAAGTGATCCGTGATCTCTTTTTTCTTCACATTAACCAAGCCAACCGCCTCATCAAGAATTTCTTTTAATGAAGCATATTCGTTTAATAGTGCATCAAAAGAATCATCATACTCCGCATTTTCCACTTCCTCCGGCACCAGTGCCATGAGTTTCGTGCCTTGACAGGTGTTGCGAAATTCACATAGCGTGCATCGCTTGTCCTTAATGTCCAGCCTTTCTGGTGCAGGGCCATTATTAACCATTCTCCATAGCCTGTCACCAGCTTCTTTGATCTGATCCCATAATACTGGATCGGCATCAACATCGAAATAGCTGAACTCCCAATTATCGGCCCACAAGATTGCATAACTACCCCACTTGCGGCCTGTTGTCATAAGATAGTGCTGTATCTGCCATATCCAATATTCGGGGATACCTTCTTCCTGTATCTTGTAATACATCTGTTTGCCAACAGATTTACATTCCAATACACCGGTACCGCGATCATCAAACGTAAGAATCTCCGCGTCCAGGTGACACATGGCCCAGGTATGTTCCTTATTGACGAGCATACGATTGACACGGCGAATCTTGCGCCCTGTCGCTTCAACATACTCATCCCTGATCAGTTGTTCTAATTTGTGGCCCCTGGTCATTATATTTGATTGTACCACTGGATAATCTGGCTCTTGGTCTGTCTTGTCGTACCACAACTTTCTGGCGCAACCATAGGGCCGTGAATTAAACAGGTGATGAATGTCTGACCCACCCAGGCCAGCCTTTCGTTCCCTTAGGAACTCTTCTCTATTTTGCATTGTCTACTCCTTGTGCGTGTTAAACTATTTTTCAAGCGCTATATAAATAATGTCCGGGGTTAATCTTTTGACATTCCCCTCAATACAACGGGCAACCATCTTTCGCAAATCGCGTGTCATAATCTCATTTATCGTCTTTATCGCATCATCACTGATCTGCACGTTACGCTCATTGAAGAGTTTTCTTACGCTGGATGCTTTTATAATCATATTATATCCCTTGTGTTTCTACCATAATATAGGGAGAAATATTGATTTCTGCTATATTTATGTTAGATATTCACTATAGAGAATGTTACTCCCCTTATAGTAGGGAGATGGGTGGGAAATATATTAGAAGGGTATGTGGGTGCTTATAATACGCGGCAACTATATCTCTATAGTTCGCCTGAACCAGCCATAGTAATACTTATATAGAATTGGTTTTTTTTCACATATTTTTACATAATACCTAATACGGTAAGCCGCAAGCCGGCCCGGTTCCAATTTGCTTTTATTAACAGCCGCTATTGTCATTGGCCCAATCTTACCGTCAACCACTATTATAGACTTGCCCTTTGCATTGGAGGCCCGCTGTAAAATTTTAACTCCGTTTGAGTATCCTATATTAACAACCATGTCCAGGTACTGTTCCTGTATGTCAACTGGTAGTTTAGCGGATTTAGATGGGATATAATAATAATCATGGTATATCTGCACAGCTTGATCATAATCTAAATTCTCAATATCTACGTCTTTATGGGCGCGCTGGCTTATCCCGTATTTAGTGGTCCCACCAGGATCATCCGGATCATGCGTTACCTTTTCTCCACCTTCGCGCTCTA